AAGATAGCCGAGAGCAGGGTTGAGCCTGACCGTGGCAATCCCGAGATGAAGAAGAACTCTTTCATGCTGCGGTCTGTGGAATCCAGTTGCCCGTAGCCTCGTCCCACTGGTAGCGCACGTTGCCGCCGTTCATGATTGCGTCAACAGGTCGTGGCACAGGGGCGCTCCATGTCATGGTGTCCAAGTAACCAATCCAAGACGGATAAGGCTTGGTGGCTTCGTGCTCTGCCACACGGCGCTCGTTCCAGACTTCTTCGGTCAAGACTTCCAGCACGCCAGCAACCGTAGTGTCGGCATCGTCATCACAGGTGCCGTAGTACTTGGGGGCGCGAAGGTATGTGCCTGTCGAGTCAGTGCTGACGGGCCATGTGGACTTGTCTTGCCAAACGATCTGCAAGCCTTTGACAGCGGGCATTGATGGGCCTGTGCGCTGCGGTTCAACAGTGCAAGGTATTTTGGTGACGGCATCAACTTCGGTTACGCAAATGTGTTTCATGTAATGTTCCTTAAACTGCTACGCGGCGGACGGCTCTGACGGGGATAACCTGTGTTTTGTACCCAAATGCACGACCACCTGCGCCAAAATCTATAACATACCCAGTAATACCGGCAAAACCGGCATAGGATGCTTCAGTGCTACTCCACCAGTAGTTTGCGTTGAACGCTTCTGCGCCACCTAACTGAAACACTGTCGCTGATGTTTGGGCAGGATTTCCAGTTGTGTAATTACTTGTTCTTTTGGGAACTGAATTGGCGTTTATTCCGGTATCTGTGGCATTATTTGCTGTCGTTGGTTTAAGACCAAAATAAACTATACCCAGTTCATTAAATGCAGGCATATACCAATCACTAAACCCGCCGGTCACCAAATCCGAGCAAAACTGTGCAGCAGGGTATGTGGCGCTGTTCATAGTGGCGGTATTCCCCGGGCCATCAATTACTGAAGTTGGGTCACCACCACTATTAGAAGTTTTCCATGCGCGGTTAGCTTGTGCTGAAGCAATAGGGCCAATTACTAAATTATGCGTTGCAACACCGTTTGCTGTGGTGGAAATTTGACCGGCGAAGAAACCACCAGCATAGGCCGCGCCAATAGCGGGTATAGACGTAGGAATTACGCTATTACTAGCCGCACTTGATGGCCCAGTACCGCCGGGTGTAGTACCCGCAACCGTGAATGTATAAGAAGTGCCAATCGTTAAACCAGTAACTGTAATAGGCGATGCGCCAGTTCCAGTAAAGCCGCCGGGGCTTGATGTAGCTGTGTATGTAATTGCCCCTGTACCAAGGTCGGCGGGTGCTGTAAACGCAACCGATGCTTCTGCGAGTCCCGGTGTAGCCGTGCCAATCGTAGGAGCGCCGGGGCTTCTTGGCCAAATAGACTGACCTAATGCTTGCATCTGCTGAGTAACTGTCCAGATTCCAGAAAAATTAGGCATACGTTTCCTTAAACTGGGATGCGGCGGATGGCGCGGACTCGGTAAAAACTGGTTTTGTAGTTGTAATTTTGAAAGCCACTAAGCCATTGTTGCCGCCATGCGTGTGTAGTCGAAGCCTGAGTACTAGTCCAATAATTATCAGTAGCAAAGTCTTCGGTTCCGGTATTTTTAAAATCTGCTGCTGCCGTCTGAGCAGGTGCGCCTTCTGTATAGTTAGTGCTAATTGGCTCTGGGGAAACCGCGTTTGCATTTGCTCCGGACAATGTGTAGTTAACTTGCGTTGATGGTTTTAAAAAGTAATAACAAACTTCCAACTCATTTTTAGCAGGCATGTACCAATCCGAAAACCCCCCAACAGTCAAACCTTCACAGAACTGTGCAGCAGGATGGCTTGCGTTGTTCATTGCCGCACTATTGGCTGGCCCGTCAATAACAGATGACGTTCCAGCGGTGTTGGTGTCCGATGTTTTAAACTGTACAGAAATATTTTCTGCGGATGCTACAGGGCCGACAACAAGATTATGTGTAGCAACGCCGCTTACGCCAATCTGCCCCGCAAAGTAACCCCCACCAAAAGCCGCACCAATAGCAGGAATAGGAGTAACACTATTACTCGCCGCGCTCAAAGGACTTGGGCCATAGGCATTGGTGGCAAACACTTTAAATGTATATGCTGTGCCACCAGTCAAACCGCTTACAGTAATGGGAGAAGATGCGCCCGTTCCAATCACTCCACCCGGTGTTGAAACAACGGAGTACCCAGTGATAGCCCCACCACCAACATCAGCAGGTGCGGTAAAGGTTACAGACGCGGAACCACCCCCTGCCGTGGCCGTACCAATTGTGGGCGCGTTGGCAACCTTCAACGGGTTATACCCCGGTAAAACAATACCAGCTTGATGGCGCATCGACATGGGTTACCCCTTAACTTGCGATAGATTCGTACGAGATACTGAAGGTCAGCGCACTTGTTGTACCCGAAGTTACCGTAATTGACGTGCCCTCCATCAGATACACCGATGTGGTCTTGTCCATAGCAATCAGGGAGGCGTTAGCCGGAACTGACACCGTTGAGACAATCGGGTATGCCGTACCGCTTGAAGGAGCGCTGCCTTGGGCCACAGCGCCGTTGGTGTAGATTGACACCGTAGCGTTAGCCGCAGAAGCCGTAGTGTTTGACACCACGATCTGATTGATCTTAAAGACCAGATTAGACGCAGCCGCATTAGGCAGCAAGACAAGTGCGGAGGTGCCACCGGGCGTGAGGTACGTTGTTGTGCCAAGAATGGCGGTTACGTTCACTATGTTGGGATTTGCCATGATGATTCCTTACAGACCAAAGATGATCGAAAAAGCGATTGCTTGACCCTTGCTGGCCCCGCTTGCCGCCGGTGTGGTAGATGCCCAAGTCGTGCCGTCTGAAGTCAGCACATTACCGCTTGTTCCGGGAGCGACAAACAAAGGCGCTGATGTGCCGTTGCCCAAGATGACATTGTTAAGTGTCAGGGTGGTAAGACTTGTACCGCCTTGGTCAACGCCCAGTGTGCCCGTGGACACAAGATTTTTGCTGCCATTGGTAAACACCGGCTTGTTGGCTGTCAGCGACGAATCAATAATGTCATTGGCCGTCAGAGTCGTACCGTCAAACGTCAAATTGGCAGAGCCTGCCAAGTTACCGCTACTGTTGAACTGAACCTGTGTGCTGGAACCACCGGCCGATGCGCCTACACGTACAAAATCAGAGCCGTTCCATGCTACCAGTGCCTTGTCCCCCGCAGCAACCGTAATGCCCGTTGTTGGACCTGCGCCGCGGATGACGATGGGGCCTGTGCCGGAGTTGATGACCACATACGCCTTGCTCCGAGCAGGAGCCGTGATATTGCGAGTGGTTGCGCCGTTACTGGCTGTCCACAAGATAACCGCGTTGCGTGCTTGGTTGTCTGCCCCATTGGTCGTGCTCAGAGTGACATCAGCATCGGAGGAGAGCGTTACCGTACCGGCTACCGCATCATCAAGCAGGTCGGTAATTGCATCGTTGACCGTAGCGCCCCATGTGCCGGATAGATCACCCGTGGTTGGCAATGCCAGACCAAGGAGAGGGGTAAAATTTGTTACTGCCATATCAATATCCTTTACACAACCATTTCGACATTTTGCCAGTTCGGGGTTTGACTGTCATCTATTGTCGTCCAATAGAAGTAGTTTGGTGTCCCAACCTGCCCCCGCGCCGCTACTCCGCTCAATGCCACCGTACGGCTGGTAGAGGCAATCGAGCCAACCTGACCAAACGCCACCACGCTGTCCTCTGTCGGACCAGCTACGGGAGTAGCAACACCCACCGCGCCCAATAAACCTACACCCGTCAACGCAACTGTGCGGACCGAGCTTACAGTACCTATTTGGCCCCCGGCATCCACACCTGTACCGATAGGCGCAGCAAGCATATTTCCTGCATTGCCCAGAGCCTCTACGCCCGACAAGAAAGCCGCATACGCAAAGTCTACGTTGCCTACATCGGCAGATGCTAAGACGCCCGTGAGCGTTACCGACAGCACCGAGCCAACCGAGCCAACCTGCCCCTGTGCGATAACGCCGTCCTCCTGCGGACTGATCGTCTCTGCCACATCTCCTGCCGAACCGGAAGCAACCACCCCCGTAAGCGCCACTGTGCGCTCGCCCATTCCTACTGCGCCTACCGCGCCCGTAGCCTCAACCCCTGTAGCGTCTACTGCATAGATGGCTTCGGCAATCATCGTGCCTACAGCACCGGCGGCGCTATTCCCGGCTATCTCCGACTGGGAGCCGCCCCAAGAATATTCGCCCCATGTACCTTCGCCCCATGCGGTAGTCATTTGCTACCCCCGAGCAAGTTAGGTTGTAGCCAAGCGGATCAGCGCAGTGCTTGTCGTGTTCGCAGGCATCGTCAACGTGAAGGTTCCAGCGGTCACTGTTTGTGATCCGAAGGTATGCACGCTCACCGCCTTGTTCGTCTGTGTCGAGTTGTAGATCAGCACTGCGTCAAACGCCGTAGCCAAAGTCACCGTGGTGTATGTGATGCTGGCTGAAGGCGTAACGAATGCGACGCCCGCTGTTGCAGAGCTGTTGGTGGCAGTTGGGGCTGTCCCAAATGTAACCGTCACCCCGCCCGGTGTGTAGCCGGTGCCTGACACCTCGTTGGTTACCGAGTAGGCAGTGGTGCTGGCGTTCACAGTGGCTGTTGTCAGATACAACGCGCCTTTGAACGTGTCGGCAGTTGTCGCGGCCCGGATAGGTGCTACGCCAAAGTTATGGGTTGCGGTCATCAGCTCGCCCATGAAGCTGGTGGTCATTGCTTGAGTATTAGCGATGATAGTTCCATTCTTGGGCTATGCCCATTTTAAGTTTGCGTGGTTGATTACTGCTTCGAATATAACTTATGTGCCCTTGCGAAACACCTAAAAAATCTGCAATTTCCTGTTGGGTGCCTTTTGCTGTCTTAGCGAACCCTATCTGCAAGTTTGTTAATTTAGCCCGGCCATGGGACTCTCCAACACAAAGACGCATTTTGCTTTTTGCATCCTGCATGTTTTCTTTTCTCGTGCCCAAAGATAGGTGCGCGGGGTTTACACAGGCGGGTGTGTCGCATGCATGCATGACATCCCGCTCATCCAGCGTTCCGCGAAAAAGCCTGTACGATGCACGATGCGCAAGAACATGTCTTTCAGGTGTTCTGAAAAGCCCATATCCGTTTTTCATGCGATACGCCGTCCAAAGCCAACAGCCATTTTCCGCTTTGTTGACCTTGGCCATAAAGCGCTCAACCTCTGGCATGTGCGGTTTCCCTGCCATGATTGACTCCTTAATTAAAAGATGCGGCTTCTACCGCTGAACTTACGTTTTTCTTGAGGGACACATGCACAGAACGGTGAACAAGCTCCCCCGCCAACCAGTACTCCACCCATGTGGTTGTTTCGTTGTCATTATCGACGGAACCCTCTTGCTTTTCAAGCAAAGATTCGTCCATTTCGCCTTTGGTCGTGGTGATCAATTTGAACCCCTTTAAGAAATAAAAGCCATCAGGTCACCTGTTGGCGGTACTGGCCCGAGCGATAGGCGTCTTGACGCTCCATTCCATCACCCAGACGTTTAGCCAAAGCCAGTGCTTCGTTGTATTTGGTGTTGTACAAGGCAACTATGTCAGCCTCACCCTTCATGAAGGTAGCGGCTTCGACCAATGCCCCATACAAAAGCACCGGGTCGAAATTGTCGCCCAGCCATGTGCGCCCATCAGCGGCAACCGTAATCGACTCGGGGTAGTAGTAGAAATGCAGCTCAACGGTGTACGTTGTATTCGGGGTAGGCCCCATGAGGAACGTAAGCTCGTCCGTGATTGAGTTGCCTACGATTGCGGGACCAAACAGTGCGTAGTACCGTGGGATGCCGACATTTGTGGTTGGATTGGGGTACACAGCGCGGATGAAGTTGACATCCTTGTTTAACAGGTATTCATAGTTCCCGGTGGCATCAATGACGGCCAAGGAATACACCGCCAAAAAATCATCCGGCGCTTTAAGGTACTTGTTGCCAGACTGGATGTTGCCAGTCATGTTTTTGCGCAAAGAGGGGAACTGCACCATGTTGTAGATGCGCTGCTCCGCCTGAGTGGTGAACATAGCCAACTGCTGCGCCGTGAACGTGTTCTCGCAGATATCCTGAATATTGATGCAAAGTTCAGCGTAATTCATTTTCGCCTCGTTCTTAAGAGATGCGGATAGCCGCACTCTCTGGTGTATCTGGCGGTAGAACCACATTGAATGCTTGAGCAACCGTGGTCTGATCCGTGCCGAAATTGATCACAGCAATGGATTTATTCGACTTGCTCGAATTGTAGATCAGGGCCCCACGTGCCGTCAAAGAGGAACC